TAGAATTTTTTTGCTTTTGAAGTAATACGTTTTTAAAGATATCTTCACATTCAATTAGATTTTCTTTAATTGCTGTTTTTAGTTCATCTATCAAAATCCAAGTGTGCCCATCATTACTTCCTATTTCTTGTAAATAATATTTGATAAAAGATTTTACTCTTTGTTCTGAAATCAATAACGATGGATTAATTTTTAAAGCAACATCGTCTGCTTTTTTAAAGCCAATACCGTCAATCTGAGTAATTATATAAGGGTCGTCAATTAATTGTTGTTTTAATAATTCAACATTAGATTGAAAATTTAGTAGTTTATGAACCGTATTGAAACTGATTCCCAATGGAGCAAGCAAAGAAATAATATCTGCAAACGCATAATTTTCTAAAACTTTTTGTTTAATTTTATCGTAGGTTTTTTCTTTAATGCCTTTTGTCAATGATAAGTCAACACAATCAGTACCGCTAACAATTTCTTCTACGATGTTCGGATAAATATCAAGTAATGTTCGTGCTTGATCATAGGCAACAATTGAACTTAAAAATTGAAACTGTTCTTTATCTGTTTTAGGTAAATCTTGAGATATGTTGATAGGTTCATATCCCCAACCATATTTACTATTATTTACCGCTTTTGCTTTAAAAGTATAAGTCATGCCTTCAATCAATCTTTGCATTTTACCAGAAAGATTAACTTGGTATTCTATAATTTCCTGGTCGGTCATATAATCAGCATATTCAATATTTTTACAATGAGGAATATCTGTTTTTGAATTAATGGAATATGCCCCCCATGATGTTTGATCATTATAATATTTTTCGAAAGCAACTTTACCTTCAAATTCTACAATTTCAGGATTTGCCATTTAGTTATATTTTCCCACGATTGAATAGAAATAAATTATTTTTTAATGTTATTTTTAGATAATAGATAATAGCACATTTGAAGAACAAAGTCAAGATACAGTTTTTAACTCTTCATCTTCTTTTACTCTATGATAAACTTCTAGCCACCAAGAATATAAATCTGGAATTTCTTCCCATTCGCCATTTTCATTTTTGCGAACATTGTTCTTTTTCTTGAATGACTTGCAATATAAAATATCTCCTGGGCTAACAGGATGATCGTTATAGATTTTTTTGGAGATTTTTAAGTCTTGCTGATTTCCATTATGCAATATTTGAACAACGACTTTAGGTGAGTACTTGTTATTTAATTCAAGTACGCAAACATATCTTTTATCTATGGCAAAGCAAGATTGAATTCCTCCAATAATCTCTAATTCATTTTTTACTTGATCTTGAATAGTGTATTCTTCATCTTTTAGAAAAGCAAAAATTAATTTTAGTTCTGTGATTCTTTTCGCTTTTGTTTTATCGGTTAATTTATGATTATAACGGTTTTTTCCTTTTGTAAATTCCAAATAAAAATTATATAATTTTTTACTTTTACCAAATTCAGAAAAATAATTCAGTTTTATTAATTGTTCAAACTTAGTAGAAAGCAAAGAATTGTTTTCTGCCAATAAAAGCAAGTCCACAAAATCTCCATTATGAAAATTTGTAGATAGATAATACATATCATTTGCAATTTTATGTCCAAATCCTTTAATACTCTTTAATGACATTGTAATTTCATTAGTATCTGCATTTGCAGAAATTCTACGATTGTCTTGTTTGAATCTAAGTGGGGGAAATTTAATATTGAATGCTTGTTGTGCTTCTAATTTGGCGGCATGTAATCGATCTTTGTTGCTATCTTCATCCATCATTTGTAGAAACACCTCATAAAAGAAAAGAGGATAATGAGATTTTAAATATGCGCCATATAGAGAATCTCCTGCAACAGAATAGGAATGGGATGCATTAAAAGAATAAAACGCACTATCTTCAATAATTTGCCAAGTCATATGTGCAATTTTTTCAGCGCCTATCTTTTCAATATTTTCTTGACGTATAATCTTTCTCGTCATTCCATCTAGAAATTTTTCTTTATATTTATATACTTTTTCTGCACGTTTTTTTGCAATATTTTTAATAATATCATAAGTTTCACTAATTGGAATACCGCTATAAGCCAATACTGCCATTGTTTGCTCTTGATAAAGCATGTAAGATTGAGGAAATTCTTCTGTTTGTAATATTTTATCAAGTGATGCAATTCCATAAGAAAAAGATTGTCGAGCTTCAAATTGAGAATAATTAGATTTAAATCCTGGGCGAATGGCGGCAACAAACGCACTTGATTCTGAAAGATTAGTTGGAGAAAATTTCATTGCCCTGTTAGATGTTCCAGATTGTTCAAATTGATTAATTCCAATTGTCCAACCATATTTATAAATATCCCAAACTTTTTCATTGTTTTCACACAACTTAATTAGTTGTGGTAATGGGTGAGGTTCAACTTCAATCCTTTTATAAATACGATGAATTAAATCAACTACGGATACTTTCAATAGATCGTTTTTCAATAATTTATAATTTTCTGCAAATAATCCATCACAACAAACACAAATATGCTCTACGTTGCCTGTCTTAATTTTGATCAATCCAAATTCTTCTCTGATATCTCCCTGGTTATATAACAAATAAGCGCATGGATGAGGAGTAACACTATTTACTAATCCTAAGTATTTTACGCTTTCATCATAAACTTTATGAAATTTTTCATCTATATAATCATAAATATTAATTTCATTTTTTTCATCATCTGATTCAGCATGTTTTAAATCCCATTCATATTTCTGAATTTGTTCGGAAATTAAATTAGCGGTTTCAAAATCAACTCCCGATATTCTTGCATAGAGTTTCCATGCTCCTAATGCTTTAATTGTTCCAAATGCAATCATTTGATAACTATGTCCTCGTCCAATAACTTCCTGTTGTGCTTCTGCAAAAACATCGGGATTACCTAAATTAAAATCAATATCAGGTAAATTTTTAGATTCTATAATTCTTTCTGCTGAAATAAATCTTTCTGGAAACAATCTAACTTTAGCAGAGATTCTATCAATGGTCGTAAAACCCAATAGTTTAGATATATAATATGATGGTGCTGACCCTCTACCAGTAAGAGTAATATTACCACCCATTTCTTTTCCACGTTGAATTATTTCATAATCCAGTAAGAAATAATCTGCCATTTTGGTTTGAATAATTACATCTAATTCTTTTTGAATCTCTTTTTCATATAAAGCCCACTTATTTTTAGGAACATTGATTTTTTCTTGTTCCCATTGTTTCCAAATTAAATTAGATAGTTTTTCATCTTTCTGTAATTGAGATTCTTTCACATACAACGTGGGCAACTTAATGTTGTTCTTATCAAAAATAATTGAATTATATTCTTCAACGGTTTCAAAAATATTCGTGTTATTTAATGCATCAGCTATTTGACTTTTATTTAATGCGCCCTGTTTTTTAAATCGTTCGAATGCTGTTTCATAAGATGGAAAATCCAAATACCAATTTTCTTCATCTGGATATTTAATGCCTCTTGATAGCAAATAATCATCTCTTTCTTTTGATTGATCGGAAGAAATCATATGACTATCCATACCAGCAACAATACCGATATTATATTTTTTAGATAATTCTAGAATTTTCTTATTGATTTCTATTTGTCTTGGAGCGTTGTGATATTGAACTTCTAAAAAGAAATTCTCTTTAAAGTAACTATTTAAATGAAGAAGAATACTCTCATATTCGTCCTTATATTTCCAGATTCCGCCAATGCAAGCAGTAGTAATCCATACGTCATTTTGAGGTAAAGAAAAAAGTAAATCAAAATCAATGCGTGGTTTATAATAGAAACCTGTAATATTAGCTTCACTCAAAATTCTATTGATTGATTTTCTACCATTTTCATTTCTTGCCAATAAAATAATGTGTGCATTCGTAGAATCTTTTTCTAAACGATTTTTTACAAAATAAGCCTCTGTACCCAAAAGTGATTTTAAGTTATTTTGTTTTGCTAACTCAATGATTTCTATAAATCTGCCACACCATCCATGTTCGATTCCTGATAATACAGGTATATTTAATTCAATTGTTCTATTGGCTCTTTCTTGATTAGAAATGGTTGAATCGGGAGTAGAAATATTAGAATATGATGAATGGGAGTGGTAGTTTATATAATTCATTTTATTTTATTCTATATCTTCTGGAAAATTTAATAATTCTTTATTTTTAAATTCATTCCAAATATATTTATCATATGCTTTTGCCGCATCAATATCTATGATATATAATCCCAAATATATTTCTTTGCCGTTTTTACTACTTCTCGCTCTCCATTTTTGTGACATTTTATGAAACGTTACTCCTCGATATTTTGTAGATTTTTTTGTTAATTTGTTTTTACCAAAATATTCATTGCTTCTTTTTTTCTTTTTTTCATCTGTCCATTTTTTACCAAGAGCAGTTTTTTTATTATTTTTTTTCATTTTTTCAATGGTTTCAGGTTTATGTTTTTTTCCGTAGCTCCAATGTTTTTCACCTATTCTGTCCTCAGACAATTTATTTTTTTGTTCTTGGGACATTGCTTTACCATAATTATGATTTTTTTCACCCCTTCTTTCTTCTTTAAATTTCTTAATTGTTTCTTCTGAGTGTTTTCTGTTTCTCATGGGTGCATCTCCGCCCCAAGAGATATTGTATCCATGACTTGAAATATGTGACTGAAGTTCTTTGATGTAATAAATTTCTTTATTGTTCAATTCTTGAATACTGCATTTTTCTATTATATAAAAAATAAAATTTGCAATGCCATATTTATTCCACGCTCTTTGTAAATAAATACAAGTTTCTTTATTATTTTTTAAATTGTAAATATGCGCTTTAATTCGTTTATGACAATTTTGTGCCTGTCCTATATATTTTTTATTATTTAAAATATTTTCAATACAATAAATTCCACTAGTTTTTTCAATATTCATATTATGATTTATTTTTTAATTTCATACTCTATAATGTTGAATTGCGGAGTCATTATACCATTAAAACCAGAAATACTTAACTTTCCAATTGCATCTACGATAACATCTACTCCACCCCAATCTTTTTGATGTAACTGAATAATTTCATCATCGGAAGAACATTTGAATTTAATAATTTCAATCTCGTCATTTATAGTATATTTCCAAGTATCTAATTCTTTGCCTACTAATTTAATATCGGCTGTATTTAGATGAATATTTTTGATTAGTACTAGACTTTCATTTATTTTAGTTCCCCAATAAGTTTTTAATTTATCGAATTCTCTTATTAATTCTGACGATAATTCATCTTCATCAAAAACAAAATCGATGGAATATATCTTTTCATAAATGATGTCTTTAAGAATTTCATTGGTAACACTAATAATTTCTCGTATATTTTCTTTTTCGAATTCACAGCCAAATGCCGATGCATGACCTTGGGCCATTGTGAAAAGATCGGTATTTAATACAAAATCTCTTAGGTTTTCAATCGGAGAATTATCAATATTTCTACCACTTCCATTGTAGAATCCTGGTTTCCAATTGGTTTCTCTGAATAAGATGCAAGGCTTAGAGTAAAGAGACGCTAATTTCATAGCGGTTAGGCCCACGTAACTACTTTCAATATCGTCAAATTTTACAAATAATACTTTATTATCGTCCCATTTATATTTTTCAATATCTTTTATAATTTCTTCAATGGATTTATTAATAATTCTATCTTGTTTAGCTTTGTTATTTACGCATAATCGGGCTACTCTTGCATAAATATTTTCTTTAACTGGTTCGGTTTCTCCCCTTTTCATATAATCAAATTCTTCATCCATTTGGCAAAAAGCTTTGAACATTAATTCTTTTTCTTCAAATGTAGAATTTCTAATTAGTCCATTGATTAAAGGAATAATATAAAATTGAACATTGATAATATTTACAATACCGCTGATACTATAAGATTGTTTCTCTATAAGAGCATTAAGAAATTTATTTTTGATATTAGATAAACCTTTATCGATAATGCGTTTGTTCTCGAATTCTCTAATGTCCATCCCATCTCCAATAATGGACAATGCAACAATGTCTAAATATTTATCTGACCTGTTTTCCCATAATTCATCATCGATAGCTTGCAGAAATTTCCAGACAACTCCGGTTCCTGAAAGTTCTTTATTTGGATACTCGCACCACTTGGGATTAATAATAATAGCATAAGGATTTTCTTTACTTTTTTCATGATGATCCAAACAAATTATGTCAACTCCTTTTTCTTTCAATGCTTTAGCTTCATCTGCATCGTTTGATCCAGCATCAGGAACAAAAAGTAACTTTACATTACTAGGAATTTGAATATCATAACTGATACCATGTTGCTTTTTAGTATGAATAAAATAAAGAATCTTATTCACATCATAAATTTCAGATAAATATTGAAATAGAATACTGGCAGAACAATAGCCATCGGCATCAGAATCACTAATTATTCCGATTGTGTTTTCTTCTTCGATATGACGTAGTAAAACCTTTACTGCATCATCTATATTATCTAATAAATTATACGGATATAAATTTTTATCTGTCAAACTCATATATAGATCAGGATTCTCAATTCCTCGATTATATAAAATTTGTTCGGCAATTGATAAAATGTTTTTTTTATCTTCTGGTACTTTATTGATTAGTTTGTAGTTCAAGTTGACGCTCCATAAGTTTTTCTTGCGTGACTTAATTTTCCATCATCTTCAAAAACAAAAGTAATATATCCATATTTGTTTGTATTTATTCCAAAGAGTCCATTTAATATTCCCGCCATTCCTACAATATATTCTCTATTTTCATTTATTCCTACTTGCACAGTGGGGTGAAACGCCATATCTTCATTGCATATAACTCTTTGAGTTACCAATTTAGTCATAGCGTCTTTATCAAGAGCAATCAATTCATTCAGAAAATTAATCGCATCATCTATTGTAATAGATTGTTTTGTCATTTTTATTTATAAAACCTTTCTTTTATTAACTATTATTATGTTTTACAAATATCTATTTCGGTCTTAGTTTTTATTTATTGGTTATTCTGTAAACAACAAATCGTAGCCACTTTCATCTTTCATTCGACAAAAGCTACCAATCATTTCTTTTAAACAATGTTGGCAAAGATCACATTCAACACTAATCATATCACCAAATACAGAACCAAACCCGCCAGTAAAACTAATGTGGTGAAACTCTTGTGCCTCAAAACACCAATCATCGGCCTGAACATCTGATGAATATTTTTTACCACATTTATCACAAATAACATATTTTGTTCTTTCAGTTTTTTGTACTATGGTTTCTTTGATTATCATTTTGCTTTCTCCTATAAAAGTTCTATTTTATGTCCATTTCATATAAATAATTGCTCAAATGATTTTTAATAATATCTGGTAAATAATCTTTTTCATTCCAATTATTATCACCATATTCTTTGCATAATGATCTAAGTTGAGTAACAATTTCTTCTCTCTCGATAATCCATCCAAACTTATTTTCTAGATCACCATAATCAAGATGCGAAAGACATTTTTGCAATAATTCAAGCCATGCTGCTCTGTATCCTTCTAAATAGGATAATTCATCGTGTTCATATTCATTTTCTTCATCCATTTTATAAATTCCTCATTTTATTGTTTAATAAGTTGTATAAAAACCTTTCAATACTGCATCTTTCATAAATTCTATTTCTTCAACTTTGTAGTTGATATACATTTCTTTACTTTTATTTGATATGCTGTTCCAAAATTCCTCAAAATTTTTAAAAGTATCAATGTTGTACTGAATATTTGATTGTAGAATTTCTCTCGTTGATCTGAAATCGCACATTATAAAATTCCTGTTTTATTAATCTCTTGGAATCATAGATTGAAAATATTCAATTAAATCTACGTCTTCTAATGTTTTTCCTAATTTGTCAAATATTTCGATTCTTTCATTTAAATTAATATTCTCAGTATTAAAAACGAGTGACCTTCCATATTTATCACTTTCATAGACACATCCAATCATGCGGTCGCCGTTGACTATAAAATATGTTACCCAATTTGAACGTTGTTTTTGTTTTATAGCTGTACTCATTTTTTATAATGTCTTTCTTCCTTCGAAATAAATTACATGCTTTGTTATTTTTATTCCAAACATCGGGAATAATCCAACATAAATTTCCCATCCAGAAGGTGCAAGTTTAAGTTTGTCTTTGGGAATATTAATGTAGATACCAACCCAAAGATCATACCATCTGAAGTAAGGCTCAAAAGAATATTGAATTTTAATTGAATCTTTATTGTTCATTATAATAAAACTCTCCTTTTATTCTGCGTCTTTTAATTCTGAATATTCATTCAACCACAACGTCATATGATCATTTACCCAATTATATAAAGTAATTCCAGCTTCGTTTTCTACAAATGAATTATATACCCAATTTCGAAATAAGTCAGCCCAATCTTCATCTACATTGTTTCCATCTGGTAAAGTTACGGGATGAAGCTGATAGCCATCTATATACCAATCGGAAACATAACCGTTTTTTGGGGCGGATTTACCATTATTACGATAATAATATCCGTAGGGATGTAAACCAGTTAAGAATTTGTTAGACGGTGAATAAATGCCTGTTTTACTTAATATTTCAATGGGTTGTGGAATACGGAGATAAAATAAGTGTCCCATTTCATGTACTACTATATATTTTGTTATTTTATTTGGTTTAAAAGAGATAAAATTTTTATCTTCAACAAACCCATAATATTTTAAACTGCCACTAAGTTTAAATGTTAAATTTCCAAATACGCTATTATAGATAGTGACAGGTGTTAAAGTAGTTATTTGAGCAAAAGCAATAGCAATATCGTAAATAGCTTCTTGTATAATTGATTTATCGTTATCGTTCCAATCGCCATCTAATGTAAAATCGTATAAATTATTATCTGGATTATTATTTGAGTTATCATTTTCTATTGTTTCTATTGCCATAATAATACCCTTTTTACTTTCTTATAAATTAATTATTTTTATACCAAATTGCTTCAGTAGTTTTATGAATACTTCCTTGCATCTCTTTTAGCGGTTTAAAATCCATCCAGGTAGATTTAGTATTTTCACATACAATCACTTGCCCTTTACGAGACATACACCATTCTGCTAATTCTTTGTAGTTTATATTTTTATTTCCAAGACGATAATATTGTCCTCCGAATTGATAAGGAGGATCAATAAACCAAGTGGCTTCACAATTTGGAATTTGTCTATAATCAGCACAGAAAATATCCCATTTTCGAATTTTTTCAACGTCATTAGATATTCTTAAAATTTCTCGTTCTGATACTCCAAAATTACCAGTTTTGGAAACTGTTTTTTTAGGCATTGCAGAACCTTGATTAATTAAAAAAACAGT